ACAAACATCAAACAACAGAACTTCAAATTTATGGAAACCTCAACCAGGAAATCAAATAGTTAGAATCGTTCCTTATAAATTCAATAAGGACAATCCGTTTATCGAACTATACTTTCATTATGACTTAGGTGGTAAGAATTATCTTTCACCGATTTCATTTGGTAGACCAGACCCTATCGAAGAGTTTGCACAAAAACTCAAAGGAACTGGTTCAAAGGATGATTACCGTTTAGGTAGGAAAGTTGAAGCTAAGATGAGAACATATGCTCCTGTTGTTGTTCGTGGTGAGGAAAATCAAGGTGTTAAGTTTTGGGGATTTGGAAAGACAGTTTATCAAGAATTGCTTTCTATAATCGCAGATCCAGATTATGGTGATATCACAGATTCAGTAAGTGGTCGTGATATTGCTGTAGTATTCAAAACCGCTGAGGAAACGGGTAAATCATTTCCCTCAACATCAATCAGAGTTAAACCAAATCAGACTCCTATAACGGAAGATGCGTCGATGCTCGAAACACTAACTGAAGCTCAGAAGAATATTACTGAGATTTATCAAGAACAATCATATGAGGACTTGACTCAAGCTCTTAATGATTACTTGAATGGTGGTTCAGCAAAGGAAGAAGAAAAGAAAGAAGAAGAGAAACCAGCTGTAACTTCTAATTACGATTCTAAGAAAACTTCGGATGCATTTGACGATTTATTTAACAATTAAATAAAAAAACATAATGGGTGTTTATCATTGCGATAACTATGTTCTGTTTAAACACCCATAGTTTACAAGGGAGACTTATATGTCAACAAGAGATGAATTGGCTGGTGTACTAGCCAATACAATTAATAAACAATTCAAGGATATGAAAGTAGCTTATTTCCTTGATGGTACGGACACCACACCTACTGATATAAAAGATTTTATTTCAACTGGTTCTACTATGTTGGATTTAGCTATATCCAATAGAGCAGATGGTGGTATTGCTGTAGGAAGAATTACAGAACTAAATGGTTTAGAGAGTAGTGGTAAATCTCTGATCGGTGCTCATATGTTAGCAGAAACACAGAAGAAAGGTGGTGTTGCTGTTTACATAGATACAGAGACTGCTGTTAGTACTGAATTCTTAGAATCAATTGGTGTAGATGTAAAGAGTATGTTGTACTTACATTTGGAAACCGTTGAGGATATCTTTTCTGCTATAGAAGAGATTGTTGCTAAGGTTCGTGAAAGTGATAAGGATAGGTTAGTAACTATTCTTGTTGATTCATTGGCTGCTGCTACAACTAAAGTAGAATTGGAAGCTGAGTTTGATAAAGATGGTTGGGCTACATCAAAGGCAATTATCCTATCAAAGGCTATGAGAAAGATCACTCAGATGATTGGTAGACAAAAGATAGCTCTTGTATTCACAAATCAATTACGTCAAAAACTTGGTGTGATGTTTGGTGATCCGTGGACAACAAGTGGTGGTAAGGCTCTACCGTTTCATGCATCAACTCGTATCAGATTAAAAAATCTTGGTCAGATCAAAGATACTAAGAAGAACACCATTGGTATGAAGATGAGAGCTCAAGTCATTAAGAACAGACTAGGGCCACCCATGAGACATGCAGATTTTGAACTTTACTTTGAAAGTGGTATCGATGATGAGGGTAGTTGGTTACACGTATTAAAAGATCACAAGCTTGTTAAACAAGGTGGTAGCTGGTATACAATCAAAGATCAAAATGGTAAAGATATCAAATTTCAATCAAAGGATTGGTCTGAAAAACTCAAAGATTTAGACTTTAAAAAATATTGTTATGAGATGATTTGTGATAAAGTAATTCTTAAATATGAAAAGAACTTTGGAATCGATGATGTCATTGTAGAAGAGGAAGTGAGTGAGTAATAAAAAACACCTCTCTATATTTGAAGAGATAAAGAAAAATGGTGGATCATTAGATGATGGTAAACCAGATGACAAAGTTCTTATAATAGATGGCCTCAATACTTTTATCAGAGTATTTAGTGTCATACCAACTACTAATGAGGATGGTATCCACGTTGGTGGAATAGTTGGTTTTCTAAGAAGTATTGCTTATACCATAAACATGGTTAGACCTACCCGAGCTATCATAGTATTTGATGGCAAGGGTGGTTCTAATCGTAGACGTAAATTATTTCCTGAATACAAACAAAATCGTAAGACTAAATACAGAGTCAATCGTGCATATGATTTTGCATCACAGGCAGATGAGAAACAGAACATGATGATGCAGTTATCTAGGTGTGTCGAATATTTAGATACACTTCCCATAACTGTTTTATCCTATGATAACATAGAAGCAGATGACACCATCGGTTATTTATGTAGACAAATTCTTACAGAATCTAAAATTACAGTTATGTCTACCGATAAAGATTTCTTACAGTTAGCTAATGGTAGAATTAAAATTTGGAGTCCTACTAAAAAGAAAATGTATGATGAGCATAAGGTAATGGATGAGTATGGTATCAATGCACATAACTACATTTGGTATAGGGTTTTAGATGGTGATAAATCTGATAACATTCCTGGTGTAAGGGGTTTGGGTTTAAAAACTATCAAAAAAAAATTACCATTTTTGAGTGAGAACCGTATAGTTAATATAGATGAAATTATTGATGTTTTACCAGATTCAAAGGATACGATAGAATTGAATTATAAATTGATGCAATTATCTAATGTCGATATATCTGGTTCTACAAAGATAAAAATAGCAGAAAGGGTTCGTGAACCAATTAACAGATTAGTTAAATTTAAATTTCAAAAAATGTTTTTAGAAGATAAGTTATTTACCACATTACCAAATATCAACAGTTGGTTAGCAACTAATTTCAATCAATTGAATCAGTATGCAGAGAAAACACATGAGTGATACATTAACACAATTTGGAACATCGTTTCAAGCTAAGATTGTTGCATCATTGATGAGTGATGTAAAGTTTTTAGGAACTATTAGTGACATATTACAACCATCCATGTTTGATTCAGATTCTAATAAATGGTTAATTACAGTTATAAGAGATTATTACTACGAGTATAAAAAACAACCTACATTAGAGGTCATAAAATACAAAACAGATGAGATTGATAATGATGTGTTGAAGGCTGGTGTTGTTGAAAAGTTAAGAGATGTTTGGAAACAAATAGAGGCTACTGATTTAGAATTTGTACAAACTGAAACATTAGATTTTTGTAAAAATCAAACATTGAAGAAAGCAATATTGGATTCTGTTGATATGTTACAGAATAAAAATTATGATGGTATAAAAACTATTATAGATGATGCTATGAAGGCAGGAACTACCAGAGATTTAGGTCATGATTATGTTCCATCATTAGAGGTAAGACTTGAAGAGTCATCTAGGATAACTGTAAAAACTCCGTGGGATGTCATAAATGATATAACAGATGGTGGTCTAGGTGCTGGTGAGTTGGGTGTGGTGGTTGCTCCAGCTGGTATCGGTAAGTCTTGGACACTTCAAGCTTTAGGTGCTCATGTTATTCGTAAGAACAAAACAATTGTTCACTATACATTAGAACTTAATGAAACATATGTTGGGTTGAGATATGATTCTATATTTAGTGGTATAACCACATCAAACATAAAATATTATAAAGAAGATGTATCGAAAAAATTATCTGAACTACAAGGTAAGTTATTGATTAAATACTTTCCAACAAAAGCAGCTTCAGTTCAAACACTAGGTGCTCACTTAAAACAGATAGAATTAAGTGGAACTAAGGTAGATATGGTTATTGTAGACTATGCTGATATCTTGATGCCAACTGGTAACTTTAAAGAAAAGAGACATGCAATAGGAAATATCTATGAGGATTTACGTGGTCTAGCTGGTGAACTACAGATTCCAATATGGACTGCTTCACAGGCTAATCGATCAGCTCTTGAAGAAGATGTGATTGGTGCTGATAAGGTAGCAGAAGATTATTCAAAGGTTATGACTGCAGATTTCGTAATGAGTATGAGTAGAAAGGTAGAGGATAAGATTGCAAACACAGGTAGATTTCATGTCATCAAAAACAGATTTGGTATAGATGGTGTTACATACCCATCGACAATAAATACAAATATCGGTGTTGTTAAGATACATGAGGGAAGCAGTCAATCAGGAATGAGCACACAAAATCAGATGAATAATAGTCAAGAGTTTTTAAGAAAGGAATTAGCAAACAAGTATAAAGATATGGAAAAAAAAGTAGACGGATTTGA